GTATTTGGAACTGCTGCTATGGGAGTAGAAGCGACTAATGATGAAAAAGCATTTAGGTTTCATTCATTCCCTATTGGAACCTACATGTTCTCAGTGAATATAAACGGAGTCGTTGATGTATTCGTACGAGAATTTCATATGACTGTTAAACAAATTGTAGACACATTTGCAGAGAAAACAGAATCTGGAAAGATTAAATGGAATAACATATCAACTACTATTCAATCAGCGTATCTAAATAACAACTGGGGCGAATGGTTTAATGTAACTCATTATGTCGTGCCGAATAAGGATTTTAATCCAAACATAATAGGTTCACAACAGTATCTCAGCATATATGTAGAAGCCGCAACATCTGAGGATGAGGTATTTCTAAGGAGACGCGGATACAACTACTTCCCTGTATTAGTACCCAGGTGGCAAGTTACCGGACATGATGTTTATGGTGTTACATGTCCTGGAATGGAAGCTCTACCTGCGATTAAACAACTACATAAGATGGAATTGCGGGCAATACAAGCGGTTGAAAAGATGGTCAATCCTCCGATGATAGGTCCAACATCTCTCAAGACACAGAAAGCAAGCATATTGCCTGGAGCAATAACTTATCTTGACGAACGTCAGGGGATGCAAGGATTCCGCTCAATATTCGATCTTAAATATGACTTAGCCGCACATGAAGCTAAAGCAGAACAGGTAAGGATTCGTGTGCGCAAAGCATTCTTTGAGGACATCTTCCTTATGTTTGCCACTCTTCCTGAAAGAGATAGAGTAACTGCGTTAGAAATACAAGAAAGGAAGGAGGAGAAGCTGATCGCCCTTGGTCCAGTCCTCGAAGGTCTAAACCAAGACTTACTAGATCCACTGATTGATGTTGCGTTCTTCTTAATGTTACAACAAGGGTTGGTTCCTTCTCCTCCTCCCGAATTACTTGGTCAGCCTTTAGACGTAGAATACATTTCTATTATGCACCAAGCGCAGAAATCTGCCGGCTTATCTGGTATGGATAAACTAAAGCGTCATGCGGCAGAAATGGCTCAATTAAATCCAAACAATCTGGATAAATTTAACTTTGACGCTATTACAAATGAATACGCAGAGGTATTAGGTATTGCTCCGGCTATGCTAAACTCTGATGATACGGTTGAAGAGATTCGACAAGTTCGTGCACAGCAAATGCAGGAGCAAATGCAAGCGGAACAGGGAATGGAAATGGCTAAAATTCAAGGTAAGGTACAATGACCAAAGCATTTGTGGACAATGCCTCAGATGAAAAACAAATAGAGGCTGCGGGTAAGAAAGAGAAGTTCTTTGAGGACCAAAAACTCGATGATATAAAAGAAGTACTTAGTACCGAAGCGGGAAGAAGGTTTGTTTGGAGAATGTTAGATTTTTGTGGTGTATTTAAAAGCTCTCTAGCAGATGAGCATATGATATATTTCAATGAGGGTATTCGTAACGTGGGCTTACGTTTACTTGAAGATATAACCTTGGTTGGTTTAGACGCATATATGTTAATATTAAAGGAGAATCAAGAAAATGACTGAAGCTACAATAGATGTAAAACCGGATGAGACAATTCCTGCTGGCGGTGAACCAGAAATTACAAGTGAACCAGATAAGACTGCAGGTATTGCATCTGAAGCAACAAACAAAGAAGCAGAAAAAGATAAAGGTTTTGACTTAGCTGATTTTAAACTACCCGAAGGAAGTGATGAGCAAGCAGTTTCAGAGATTGTCGCCTGGGCTAAGGCACAAGGATTTGGACAAGAGCAAGCACAAGCATTACTAACAAGGGAATTAGAAGCAGCTGTGGATGAGAAGAGTAATCCAGAGAATTGGGTTAATCAGGCTCGTGAGGATAAGGAGATTGGTGGAGATAATTTCAAAGCTAACATAGAGATTGCTCGGCAAGGTGTTGAGCATTTTAGTAATCCAGAACTAAAACGATTCTTAACTGAATCTGGTGCTGGCAATCATCCTGAAATAATCAGGGTCTTCTACAGGATTGGGAAGTCTTTACAGAGTGACAACTTCATTAATGGAGCTGCAGCTGTAAGGGGCGATAAATCTGCAGAAGAAATCTTTTACGATTGATAAAGAAAGGTAGTTTACAATGGCAACTCTAGGTGCTGGTGTATTAACACTTGCGGAATGGGCTAAACGCCTCGATCCTGATGGGAAAGTCCCAAAGATAGTCGAGCTTCTTAGCATGACGAATGAAATTCTTAAAGATATGCAGTTCAAAGAAGGTAACCTTCCCACAGGGGATAGGGTTGTCGTAAGAACAGGACTGCCGGATGTGGCTTGGAGGCTACTCAATAAAGGTGTTGCTAAGAGCAGCTCCGAAACAGCGCAGATTGACGAGCAGTGTGGTATGCTGGAAGCTCGTTCAGAGGTTGACCAAGACCTTGCGCTTCTCAATGGGAATACTAAGGCTTTCAGACTTTCTGAAGCTACTTCTTTCATTGAGTCGATGGACCAGGAAATGGCTTCAACCGTCTTCTATGGTAACTCTGGTTCTGCTCCTGAAGAGTTTACTGGCTTGGCTCCGAGATATTCTAGTCTCTCAGCTAACAATGCCCAAAACATTGTTGCTGGTGGAGGTTCCGGTTCTGATAACTCTTCTGTCTGGCTTGTTGGTTGGGGTGCAAATACCTGTTACGGTATCTTCCCGAAAGGTAGTAAAGCTGGGTTGATCCATGAAGACCTTGGTATAGGTGACGCTTTCGATGCTTCCAACAATCGCTATCGTGCTTACATGGATAGGTGGCAGTGGAAGTGTGGTCTTGCTTTGAAAGACTGGAGATATGTTGTTCGGATTCCGAATATAGATATTTCTGCTCTCGTAGCGAAATCATCTGCGGCAGATTTAACCGAGTTGATGATTAAAGCTATTCATCGCATCCCATCTCTTAATATGGTCAAGCCTGTGTTCTATATGAATAGAACCTGCAAACAGATGCTTGATATTCAGAAAAGGGATGATGTGATTTCTGGTGGCGGTCTCACCTATGATAAGGTGGATGGCGAAACTGTAATGTCTTTCAGAGGCATTCCAATACGAACCTGTGACTCGCTTCTTGAAACAGAAGCTACTGTCTCTTAAGAAAGGAGAATATAATGTTACTAGATTCTCAAAACCTATTCTCAGATGCTCAGGCATTCACAGCGTCTGCTGCGTCCACTAACCTCATTGATTTGGGTTCAGAGGTTGAACTCGGAATTGGTGAGCCTATGGCGGTTGTCATTACAGTTGATGTTGCGGCTGATGGTACAACTACCGATGAGACGTATGCCTTTGCTGTTCAAGCTGATAGCACTGCGGCCTTCTCGAGTGCGGCCACTGTTGTATCCAGGACTATTGGATATGCTGCGTTGACTGCTTATAGTCAGCATGTCATACCGATTCCTCCTGATACTTCGATGGAGAGATTTGTTAGGTTGTATGCAACGCTTGGTGGAACAACACCAACCATTACGTTGACTGCGGCTCTGATGCCGATGTCGATGATTCAGAACAATGTTGTTCATCCAGATGCGATAACCATTTCGTAAACTTGTTAATGGTAGCAACAGTGGTTTGTGCTGCTGTTGCTGCCGTTACATAATGTAACAACAGTAAAGGAGAAATAATATGAAAGTAAAAGCGATAGAACCAGGTTATTATAATCACTTTAGAAGGGCTGTTGGAGCTGAATTTGAGCTCAATAAGGAAGCAGACTTTAGTGCGAAGTGGATGGAGAAAGTTAGTTCCAAGGAAAGTACAAAAGAAGAAGTTAAGACAGGTATACCTACAATGACAAAGCATGTAAATGCTGATTCTAAACCTGTTTCCTTAAGTGAAGCAGGAAAGTCTAAGGAGTAAGTAATGAAATACTTGACTGATTATGAAACAGTCGCAGCTAGTCAGACAGCTCAAGTACTTGGGCCAGCTGGAGCATCAGGAGACATAGTGATGCAGGTTGTTGCTACTGTCACCGCAGCTGATGCAACAAGTGCAGCTTCGCTTTTAGATGGAGCTACATCTATTCCATTAGTGCCTGCTAGTACTCCAGTTGGAGTACATTCGATTTCATTCGGAGCCAGTGGAGTTAGAGCCGGTACGCAATGGAAAATAACTACTGGAGCAGGAGTAAGTATAATTGCTATTGGAGGCTTTAGTTAAATGTCTTCTAATGTAGATATTGCAAATCTAGCTCTGACTCACGCAGGTGAAGGTAAGTCTATAGCAAACTTAGAGACAGAAAAAAGTGCTGAGGCTGCGGCAGTAAGAGCTGTATTCGACACAGCAGTAAAAACAGTTATGAGAGCTGCTCCGTGGAGTTTCTGCACAACTACTGCAGCTTTAGCTTTAATAAGTGAGGATACATCAAACGAAGCTACATGGCAGTTTGTCTATCGCTATCCGCAGAATTGTATGAGACTTCATAGAATCATACCATCTCCGGTTACATATACACAGCCTACCACAGTCAGATTTCCCTATCAGGTTGCCAGTGATTCTACTGGACTAGTAATCTGGACTGATGTGGAAAATGCCTCAGTTGAGTTTGGTCAATATATCTCGGACACTGAAATATATCCGGAAGATTTTGTCCTAGCATTATCTTATTTCATAGCATTTTTGATTGCTCCACGTTTAACTGGTGGTGATCCATATGATTTAAGTGTTCGTGCTCATGCACTCTATAAGACTGCAATTCAGGATGCTTTCATCAATGGCTTTATGGAGCAACAATATGAGAATGTTCCTTATTCAACTATAAGTGAATACTCACTTGCTCGGATAGATTAATGACAACTTATAGGCAGTTAAGCTTCAGTGCGGGAGAAGTGACTCCTGCGCTTTGGGGCAGAGTAGACCAGACGAAACATATAACTGGTTTACGCAAATGTAAGAACATGATGGTCATGCGTCATGGAGGTGTTACTAATCGTCCAGGGACTTATTTCGTAGGTGAGACTAAACTAAGTGGTGCAGTTAGATTAATTCCATTTGTCTTTAGTAATGATCAAACCTATATATTGGAATTCGGTGAGTCGTATATGCGAGTCATCAGAAATGGTGTTCATGTAAAAGATGTGACTGCAACAATCACAGGAATTACTCAAGCCAATCCTGCTGTAGTTACAGCAACAGCTCATGGGTTTTCCAACGGAGATGAAATATATATCCACAGTGTTGTTGGAATGAACAAAGTAAATGTTCGTACCTACATAGCTGCAAACGTAACGGCAAATACTTTTGAATTAACAGACTTAGATTCATCCGCATATGAAGCATATGTAAGTGGAGGTACTGCTGAAAGAATATACACTATTACTTCACCATATGCTGCGGCTGATTTATTCGACCTCACATATACTCAATCAGCAGATATCATCACACTAGCTTCAACATCATATCCAATTTATGATCTTGCTAGAACAGGTCATGCGGCATGGACATTCACTGCACTTGTAACCGCCCCAACTACAACAACACCAACAGGGTTAGCTTCGGATGCTAGTGGTACAAGTTATTATTATGTAATAACTGCAACTGATGCGGAATCAGGTGAAGAAAGCCTTCCAACTTCAGCGGTCGGAAGTTCCACTAGAACGTCAACACTTACTTGGACTGCAGTAACAGGTGCAGTGCATTACAATATCTATTTACAACAAAACGGACTCGATTCGTGGATAGGATTAGCTGGTGGAACATCATTCAAAGATGATACATATACACCAGACCCATTAGATAATCCACCCGAAGCAAGAACTCCATTTAGTGGGGCTGGTAATTATCCCGCTGCGGTAACATACTTTCAGCAAAGGTTAATATTCGCGAATACTAATAATGGACCGGAAACTGTTTGGACTTCACGTAGTGGTTTAAGAAAGAACTTTTCAGTATCTACACCCATTGCAGCAGATGATCCAATCACATTTGCTACTGCGGGTAATAAAGTTCATTCAGTGCGTCATCTTTTAGGTCTAGGAAAACTATTGTCTTTTACAGATAGTGGAGAATGGGTAATATCTGGTGGAACAAATAACATAATTAGTCCATCAGAAATAGCTCCACAACAACAAACAGAGAATGGTTCAGGTAAACTCAGGCCATTGGTTGTGGAAGATTCCGCATTATATGTACAAGCTAGAGGTTCAACAGTTAGAGATATTGCATACGCATTTGAGACTGATTCATATAAAGGTAATGAGTTATCTATATTTGCTGCTCATCTATTTGACGCATACACACTTATTGATTGGTCTTACCAGCAAGTACCACACTCAATAGTTTGGGTTGCTCGTTCAGATGGTTTAGTATTAGCAATGACTTATGTTAAAGAGCACCAGATTTTTGGTTGGCATCAGCATGACTTTGGTGGTGTTGTAGAAAGTGTGGCCACGATACCATCTGGCAATGAGGACTCAGTCTATTTTGTTGTTAAAAGGACTATTGATGGTGTTGAGAGAAGGTATATTGAAAGGCTGACAAGTCGCTTGTTGACAGATGTTGAGGATATGGTTTTTGTAGATAGTGCGTTAAGTTATGACGGAACAGCAACATCTGGCACAGTCACAATGTCTGAATATGCAGGAGGTGGATGGGATGCTGGTGTAACTGTTACTGTCACAATAACTGGATTCTTTGTAGCAGATGATGTTGGAAATGCTATCTGGATATATGACACAACCGGAGATCTTGTACGAGTAACAATTACTGAATATGTCGATGCAAATACTGTAAGAGGTAGACCACATAAGGATGTTCCCACTACACTTCAGGGAATAGGAAGTACAACCTGGGCAAAGGCCGTAGACCAACTTTACGGATTATGGCATATTGAAGGTGAGGATGTTTCGGTATTAGCTGATGGTAATGTAGAGGCTAATCCTCTTGATGATGCTTATGATATTATAACAGTAACAAGTGGAACAATAACACTTTCGACTCCGGCGGCAAAGATTCATGTCGGATTACCTGTGTTGGCTGAACTCGAAACGCTTGATATTGACCAGACTAATTACGTAATGACAGATAAACATAAACAAGTATCTCGTGTATATTTACAAGTTGAGTCATCCAGAGGTGTATATGCTGGTCCAGATGCAACACATTTAACTGAACTTAAAATAAGAAACGAAGAAGAATATGATGACTCAATTGCTTTACAAACCGGCGTAGTTGAGATTCCTATAACAGCATCTTGGACGCGTGAAGGAAAAGTTGTTGTTCATCAAGAAGACCCTTTGCCGTTGACGGTATTGTCTCTAACAACAAGTGGTTACTTTGGACCGCCGAAAAGGAGTACTAATAAATGAGTGTTATTGGTTTCGCTTTTGTAACACTTGCATCAGCTTTAATATCAGGTCATTCAGCTAGAAGACAAGGTAGACAGGCCGCAGCCGAAGCTCGAAGAATAGCTGCAATCAAACTTGCCGTAGCAAAAATTAAAGGTGAATCTTCTCGCGTAGTCGGACAAATTCAAAGCGAATCTGCACGAGCATTGGGTGCAGCTCAGATGATGTCAGCTGAGATTCAATATAACGCATTATCTTTTGGAATGGAGTCTGAAGCAAAGAAACATTTAGCTATTTCTGGTGCCAATGCTAGATTAGCTCTAATGAGAGGTGATGATGCTATTAAGTTGGGTAACCAGCTTCAAGGAGAAGTAAGAAAAGTTACCGAGGTCGTACTTGGTTCTAAACGAGCTGAAGCAGCGGCACAAGGACTTGCTCTTGGAGTTGGTTCACCTTTTGATATTCGAGCACAGATAACTAATGTCAGCGCTCAGGATACGGCAAACATAAAGATTAATACTATAAGAGAAGTTTACGGATTTAAGAACATTGCCTTGAATGAAACTCTTCAAGGGAATTTAGCCTCATCCCTATCTATGTACAAAGCAACACAAGCTGGTACAGCTGGTGAATATGCTGTCAAACGTGCAGATATCAACTCCAAAGCTGCATCACAATTATCATCCTTGTGGGGTGATGCTCAGGGACAAATAACAATACTTGGTGGTCAGGCTCAGTATGATTACTTTAATAGGCGAGCACAATACTTTATTGACCAAGGTAATGCTACCGCTAATGATATCTTAATGAGTAGTATAGTTAAAGCATTTGGAACATACTTAAGCTATGGTGGAAGAGTTTCTGATACACCAGATACATCAAATAATATGTCGGGACAGACAATTGGTTCTGACATAGGGTCTTCATCTTATTGGAATACTTTAGGAAATGTAACGGGCTGACGTTACATAATGAAACAACAGTAGGAATACAATGCCGAAAATACCTTCATCAACAAGTGACCCTTACGGTGGACTCAAAGACCTTTTAAAGAAGGATCCGAGTATTCTGCCGAGGCGTATAAAGCCACTCGCTGCCACATCAATTTCTGATGTCAGAGATATAGATGGAATGGCTCCATCTACAGAAATTGCGGAAGGTGGAGTTGGTTCGCAAGTTAAGGGTCTTCAATTTGATATGCCGAGTTTCCCTCAGGGACAACCAGGAGAAAACTTTGTTCGTGAATGGGAACAAACTACTCAAGCTGTACAAGATTTAGCGCGGCAGGAATATGGTCGTGCTATGGAAGATGCTATTCAATTACGAGTTAGTAAAGAGCATCAAGCACTGACACTTAAAACTGCGGAGATTCAAGACCATATACGCAAAAATATGCGGAATGAGGATTCACTTAGTGCTCCAGATTACGCTACGGAAGAACTTGCAAGGTTTATGGATGAACGCAAGGGAACAATAACAAATTCCATAGTCAATCAAAAGCTAGGTATACTTAACGAAGACACTCGTACTCGTATGAGTCTATTTGTAACTAACCATGTTTTTTCGGAGACAGAGAAAGCCAAAAACCAAGATCTAATTACATCATTAGGTGTGGCCACTGTTGCAGCGAAAAATGACCCAACCACTATACCTTTGCAATTACAAATACTTAAAGATAAATATACTCAGCGCGGTAAAGAATTAGATAAGAGTGATGATACAATCGCGCTTGAAATAAAAGAAGCATCGAGTACTATTGTGGAAGCCGCTATTACTGGCTCACTTGCAAGAGAGAATCCCGAAGAGGCTACAAATACATTGGTAGTCATGGCAAAGAATGAATATCTGGACGAAGCAGATAGAAATATTCTTATGCAGAAGATTGACAAATATACTAAACCTCAAAGGGTTATACAGATTGCTGATAATATTGCATTACAACTCATGCAAGGTAAAAAGTCTACAGATTCATTTGATCCCAGTATGATGGAAGCTGCAGTGAAGGCTGAAGGTTTAACACCTGAAATAGAGTCTGCTGTTCGTGCTCAGTTAAATCATATAAACGCAAGGATCATGCACACAAACTCTTTTATTCGTAAGGATTCTGTTGATGCTGTGTCGGAATTAAAATATAACGGAGCTTCTATTATAGAAATAGAGAAGTCTCCTGCGTGGGATAAGCTTAGTTATACAGACAAACTTGCATTACGGAAAAAGTTTGAGATTAGTAAAAGTCCTGAAGAAGCTGAACGTGATAGGATATTGCGCCATAAAAAGAGAGATGATTTGTTTGCTGAGTATAAAAATAAATTCACTAAAAATCGTGATATGACTCCAGCAGAGCGAGAACACCTAATAAGACAATACGAGGCAGATAGT